TCAGCCCCAACCAAGGGAGAAGGTGCTGCTGTATCGTATGACGATGCACAAGAAAGTTACACAGCCCGTTATACGGCTGAGACTGTAGCTTTGGCTTTTGCAATTACGGAAGAGGCAATGGAAGATAATCTTTATGATACCTTTGCTAAACTACGTGCCAAAGGTCTTGCCCGTGCAATGGCTAATACGAAACAGGTAAAAGCTGCTAACATTTTTAACAATGGTTTTACTGATGTTATTGGTGATAGTGTAGCTTTCTTTGCTTCAACGCACCCAACCATTTCTGATGGGAATCAGTCCAACGTACTGGCTGCTTCCGACTTATCAGAAGCAACTCTTGAAACTGCACTTACCAGTATACAAAAGATCAAAGATGATCGTGGTATTTTAATTGGTGCCAGTGCTGTTTCGATGCATATCCCTGTTGACTCTTGGGCAATTGCAGATCGTATTTTATCTAGTCCTGGTAATACTCAAACGAGTGCTGCTGCTGCTAATCCAAATACGAATGCAATCAATGCTACTCGTCATATGGGTATGTTACCTGAAGGCTATCATATCAATCGAAGGTTTACTGATACGACTTCTTGGTTTGTTAAAACGGATGTACCGAATGGAACAAAAATGTTTGTTCGTACTCCTCTTCAAACCAAGATGGAACCTGATTTTGATACTGGCAATCTTCGATTCAAGGCAAGGGAACGGTATAGTTTCGGTGTCTCTGATTGGAGAGGCTGGTTTGGTAGTCAAGGTTCTTAATATCAATCTTACTATAGGAGAGTGGTTTCGGCTGCTCTCCTCCTTTCTAAGGAGAAATCATGACTACAAATGTTAAAGTAGCACAAAATGTAAGTAGTGATGGAGCAATTATAACAGGATTCCGTTATATTGATGTTAATACTACTTTAGGAGACGAAGGTGGTGGCGCTAGTCCCACTCCAACAACAACTCGTGTTCTTGCTATACATACCTATTCAACTCTTGCAGGTGAAATTGTTATTTCAGGAACAAAGCAGATTACAAATAGATCAGCTAAAGGAACAGCTATTCGGTATCGTGTAGGAGCAACTGATTCTAGTGATCAATATATAGGTGATATGGGAGTTGGTGTTATTGGTATTCTAAGTGTTGCAACATCTGGAACAGGAACGATGGCACCTACAATTACACTATATGTAGGTTAACATGGTTGCATATTCATATCTTAAAACGGATATTATTCAAACTTCTGAAAACGATTCTACCGAATTTGCCAGTGCAATTTCATTTTTTGTAGATCGTACAGAGTTACGCTTACTTAAAGATCTGGATGATGTTGGGTTAAACGAATATACCAGTATTACTTTTACTGTAAGTAATCCTGTTGTTAGTTTAAATGATAGAGTTCATATTGTTCGTAATGTGAACTATACAACCAGTGCGTCCAGTCTTAAGACAAGCCTTCTTAAACGTACTTATGAATATGCTATAGATTACTGGCCTTATGTCAGTTCTTCAGTAGGGACACCCAGATATTATGCTAGAAAAAATAATACTTCTATCTATGTCGTACCCACTCCTGCTTCTACTTTATCAGGAGAGGTTCAAACAGTTTCTAGACCTTTACCTTTAGCTTCAGCTACAGGTACAAGTGCAACAACTCAAAATTATTTTAGTGACTATTGTTATGATGCTCTTTTTGCAGGATGTATGCAAGAAGCTACCATGTTTATGAAGGATTGGAATACCCTTCCGGTCTGGCAGACACAGTATCAAACAGCTATAGCAGCATTACGTAATCAGGCTAGAAGGACTAGACAGGATGATATGGCAGTTGCTGCTTCTCCTGCCGGTGGTCCCGATACCATAACACAGGGAGCAAGTTAATGTCAGCAAAAAGAAAAGGAACTAAAAAAGGTGTATCAGCTTTTATTGATAAAGCATTAGGTATATCTAAGAAGAAGAATATGCAAAAACCACTTCCAGATGATCCTAATATTGGTAATGTACCTAAAAAAAGAGGTGAGTTACGTGATCGGATTGAAGCAAAAACAGGAGAGCCTTTAGAAACAACATTAAAAAAGGCTGGTTTAGATAATGATGTTATAGAAAATATAATAAGACCTCATAAATCAACTATAACTGCTGCTCAAAATAGAGCTAGAATAAAAGCTTTACAAAATAAGAATAAAACGAAAAATAAAAAATCTAAGACATCTTCTGTTACAGGTATGTCAGCAACTTTTCCTAAACATGTAGGTGTAACAGCTAAAAAACATGGCGGTAAGATTACCTATAAAATGTCAGGCGGTCAGGTAGTAGATGCAGGATACGATTAAGACATATAAGCCAAAGAAGTCCAAGAAGATAGTTCGCCGCAAAGGTGGAAAAGCTGTTGGAGGACTAACAAGTGCTTTATTAGGTGGTGGCGGTGGTTATGCAACTAGACATATTGATCCTTGGCCTGAAGGTACTCCTTTGACAACACAACTAGGTGCAGAAGCTGCTGGTGCATATGTAGGAGCAAATGTTTTAAAAAACATAGGACAAAAAGTTGGGCCAAAAATTCTTAAAGGAGCAGCAAGAGGATTACCTTTTGGAGGGCTAGTACCAGGTATACTTGCTGGAGGAGTTACTGCTGGATCAGTTATTCCAGAACTTGCTCCTCTTTTTCCTCGAATATCTGGTAGTGATGATTGGAAAAGACATAAATTACCTGATGGGACGCAACGATTTAAAACAATATCAGAATATCAGAAAGCTCTTATGAATGCTGTTCCTGTTTTAGGAAAACGAGGATGGGCTGCTTTAGGAGAAAGATATCGAGAAGTACAAAAGAAAGCACCAGCAGAGAAAAAAAGAAAACTAAGTAAAAGTAAACAACGGCGAAGAAAATATGCAAGAGCTATGACACGTATTGATAAGTCTGGTTCTGAATTAGTAGCTAAAGGATACAAAAATGGTTAACAGAGCCAGCATAAGGCAACAGATTATGAAACCGGGATTGAAAAGAGGCGGTAGACTCAAGAAGAAGAAGGATGGTAAATGGATACAAAAAGCCAATATAAAAAAAGGTGCTTTGAGAAAACAGTTGGGAGTTAAAAAAGGTAAGAAGATTACAATGGCTCAATTAAACAAAGCATCCAAGAGTAGTAATCCTACCACTAGACGTAGGGCTAATTTAGCAAAGACTTTTAGAAGAATGAGAAGGAGAAGTTAAAATGGGCTTAGGACCACATACATTATTGAAACGTCCACCTGATCTGGATGAGATACTTGGCAAGCCAACCGGACAGGGATTTGGTGCTGCCAGAAAAGGACCATCAGTAGTAGGTCCTCCACAGGATGTCGTTGTTGATGAAGACTATCAGCAAGGCAAAGCATTTAAAATAGAAACGTCTGATAAAGACAGTACTTACGGGGAGGCTTAATTATGTCAGCAAAAGGAAAAGGAACTAAAAAAGGTGTATCAGCTTTTATTGATGCAGCAGTAGATACAACTAAAAAAGGTAAACCTAAAGTTAAAACAAATGGTAAACCTAAAGATTTTACATCTTATGATACACCTAAAGTTAAAGAAACATTAGAGGATATGGGAAAACCTCCTTCTCAAAGGAAGGTTGATGCTACAGGAACAAAGAGAAAGAAACCTGTTGTTGCAACAAAGACAAAGGGTCGTCCTAAAATTCCTGTAACAACTCCTCCTGTTAAAAAAGGTAAAATGGGTAAAATTGCTAAAGGTATGGCAATAACAAGTCCTGCATGGTTAGGTCCACCTGCATATGTTGCATATAAGGAAATGAAACGTCCTAAATCTCATAAAGTTACATCAGGACAGAATCTTTCTAGTATTGCTAAAAAATATGGAACAACTATAAAAGCTATTATGAAAGCTAATCCTAGTATCAAGAATGCGAATTTAATACGAATAGGACAAAATATTAAATTACCTTTCTTTGGACGAGGAAAAGATCCTTATAAAGGAATGTCTAAATCAGAAATGGCAAAGCTTCATAAAGAAACTCAAGCAAGAAAAGCAAAAAGAGTTTCTAAAAAACAGACTGGAGGTAGAATGAGTAGAATAGGACTTTCTCCAGCAGAGATGGCAAGGGCTGGTACAATGTCTGAAGCTAAACGTAAACGGTATGTGAAAGGTGGTGGTAAAGTTGGTAAGAAGAAAGGCGGTACTGTTAATCGTAAACATGGCGGTCAAATAGGAACAGCCTATATAGCGAATTTATATGACTAAAGAAAAATTTAACGACTATACCAAGATAGATTATAGTTTTCTTAAACCTAGTCAAGAAGATTATAAAACTTTTTCAGAATACTGGGAAGCTATGACTAATCAACAAGATGGTTATTTGTATAAAAAATTTAAATATACCTATGGTAGTAAGTTGTAAAAGAAAAAGAAATGATAACCTGTAAGAATTGTGGATACGATTCTCATTGTGGTATACCGTTGATAAAAGATATTACAGGATATGCTGAAATAGAACAAATAGAGGTTTGTAAATATTGTCGTTGTGGAAAATGTACTATTCCAGATTGGTAAAGGAGAAAAAAATGTGTAATAATGAAGAATGTAG